CGGTATATTTTTTAACATTTCTTCTATTATTAAGTTGTTCTTTATTGCTTGACCATCTACAATTTTCAGGACAATAATTGCCATTACAATCAATCCTATCTAAAGATAAATTTACTGGTCTTAGTCCCATGTCTTCTAAAAAGTTTAAAAAATCATGCCACCTTTCACAAACCATAATACCTCGTGCTCCATAGTCCAAATAATGATGATGGTTTTTATTATAACATCTGCTCATCATTCTATGCCACGTTTGATATTCTACGGTATGACTTAAGCCATGGTCTTTTTTGGTTTGTATGACTTGTATCCGCCCACATTCGGGACACCCGCCAACAATGCTAGATAAATGTCCATCGGGTCTTTGTTCAAAAATACCGTGTAATGGACAAATTATCTGCACCATCACCTTATTGCTAATATACTCCACCAAACTATAATCGTACCGCTCCCCATGCACTTTTATAGCTTTTTCAACGAACTGTTCAGTAGTAAGTTTTTTAGGCACTTCTATAATCCTGCTCTAGTTATCATATTGACGCACTCAAGGGCAGTATTCTGAGTGGAGCAAGGAATGTCAATCTGTGTCTTTTGTATAAATTTCCCTGTCCAGTCATAACCTTTTGTAAGACCGCACCGTATTTTTTTACGACTATAGTCTACTCCGGTAAGCCAACAAGATAAGCCGTATCCGTTCTCGCAAAATGAATGTCTAATTGTTGATATTTTATAGTTATAGGTTTGCTCAACAAAATTGAACATATCCCAATCACTAAACTTATTATTATGGTCAAACCAATACGAAAAAGGACACCAGCATTCAGTTTTTTGCCCGTCAAAAGATTTATAAGTATAATCTACATGAGCTATGCCTAAATCTTTTCTGCACCGTACGGCTCGCACGTCTGTAGACAAGTCAATCAAATCGCATTCGCAGATTATCTGATCTTTGTGCTTCTTGATTCCTTTTTCTAGTTCTAATAATCTAGACCAATAACTCATTCATCACCAACGTTAGGATTCATCAGACAAAAGAAGGCTCCATAGACAGTATAAACTACACTCATTATCACAAATATATAAGCAAGTGCCATCGTAGCGCCAGATGTGTATTCTCCGATACACTGCCAAATACTTATATGCGGGCATACAGGGCAATCTCCCCATACCATGCCCTTAAGACAATCGCCAGTTCTAAATGGCCAGTATATCGAACAAAGTCCGGAACCTAAAGTACAAAATAACGACAAGATCGGTTGACTTTTTCTAACAATCATTCCTACGCTAGATAAAAAGTAAACTCCAATCGCAGTTAACATAATACTAGCCATAACAGCGGCTTCTATCATTTTATATCTCCTATGCTATCAATCACTTGTTCCATTATTTTCTTCATTGATACGGGCAAATCAAATGTGCTATCGACAATTACGGCTTTACCAACAGCATCCGGGTGAAGGGTAATAACCATTTGCATCTTCTTGTAATCAAAAGTATGAATTTTACAAAGACAATCTCCTGCGTCTTTAGCGATAGCATGATTTACTTCTGCTAATTTATGGAGATATGCAAAATGACAGATATTACTAAGTTCCTGTTCATTAATGGTTCGTCCAAGGACACTAAAAATCATGTAATTGAAAAGAATAGGGTTGTCAACGTGATTGCGCCAGTAACTTGTTAGAAATACTATATCCTTACCTATCATTGCTAATGTTGGATATGTGATAAAGTCACATTCACGCACAATTCTATCCTTGTGCTTCTCTAATTGTTTCTCAAGTTTTATAAAATTCGTCCAAAGATTCATGCAATTCTCCGTTTACATGAATCTTTATCGGCATCAACCGTAAAAGTAATGAATATCTTTTTCATCATCGTAAATCCAAGCAATATCTCGGTCTTTATTAATGAAAAAATGATATCGGCTCGGGGAATTAGAAACCTGATATAAAACTTGAGGTTCTACAGAGCATTCTTTGGAAAAATGCTGTAAACTTACCTCTTCCCCACCCCCTACTAACTGAGCCATGTCTGTAGCATCATATGCTATGTGATTGCAGAAACGGTCGTCATCTAAGCCATTAATGCAATCGCCGATGAAATGCTTGGACTCTAGATAATGATAAAAATTATTCATTTACCCATTTTCTATAAGCATCTTTATTGTCCCACAAAGCACAGCAGTTTCTATCTGTGACCTTTTGTAGGACTTGCTTATTTTCGCAGAATCCATTTTTAACAAAACGACAGTTAAAACAGTTGGTTCCTTTTACATCTTCAGGAAGAGTTACCAGGTCTACTTTCTTGTAAATCTTAGCTTCTTCTGGTGTATGAGGGTCTGTACCGCCCAGTTTGTTTAGCTTATGTTCGGAATATTTTTTAAGCATGATATATTTACAATATTAAACCATAAATATGTCAGACCCTTTTTGTAAAGATCAAAAACATATGAGCGATTATCTCCTTCTAGACAACGGCGGCTATGCCACACTGAATTTAAATGAGTCCCACAAGGGTGGACCAACCGTCTTTACAGGCATTTTTAGTGTCGCCGAGACCGTTAATCAGAATAAGCGTAAGTATAAGAAATCAATTCTAGAACAGAATGTAAATCGTCTACAGAAATTCATAGATCAGAGAGCTTTAATCTCTAGTCTTGACCATCCAGATACAAGTGTAGTTAAGCTTGAAACAGCTTGCGCGGTTGTAACCAAGCTATGGTGGGAGGGGAATGAACTTTGGGGCAATGCTGAAGTTCTAAATACTCCAAACGGTAAGGTTCTTAAGGCTTTACTAGAATCAAATATTACGGTTGGTGTGAGCACAAGAGGTGTAGGTTCGGGAACTACTAATGCAGACGGAGTTCTTGAAATCAACGACAATTATAACCTAGTAACCTTTGATATTGTCAACAACCCATCTGAAATTCGTGCTATTGCACGTAAAGTTGAGTCAGTTTCAACCATTAATTCAGAGAATATACAAATAAAAAATGAGACAGCATCCCTAAATAAAGTAAATGTTAATACTTTAATTTCCTTTATGGGACATATGATTAACAAGGAATCACAATTAATTAGAGAGAACCTAAACAATGACTAAGAATACAGACGCAAAAAGCAAAGTTTTCCAGGCTCTAGAAGCCCTAGTACCAGAAGGTGATCGCGCCAAGCTTACTGAAGCTGTCAGCGAATTCCTAGACGGAGCGAGAGCTGAACTAGAAACCGAATATAATGCTAATCTTGAATCAGCCTATAAGACAGTTGAAGCTGAGAAGCTTGAAGCTGAGAAGGTTGCCCTAAAGGGATATAACGAAGCTTATGAAATTATCGTTGACTTCAAGAATCGTCTTGAAACACAGCGCGAAGAGTTTGAAGTACAGCTAGAAGAGGCTCATGAACAAGCCAAAGATCTAATTCTTGCCGAACGCAAGAAGAACGAAGAGCTTGAGCTAACCATCAACGAAGCCAAAGAACGTGAACTACACGCAGTTAAGACTGACCTAGTTGACAAGATTGACCAGTTCCTAAGCGTCAAGGAAGAAGAGCTACACGAAATGGCCAAAGCACAGATTCTTAATGACCCATACATGCTTGAGCACAAACTAGCTTGGGACAAAGTTCTCAATCTAGCATCTGATTGGCTCAGCGACGAAGATTACGCCAGCGTAACAGCTAGCAAAGCCGAAGAGCTAGGCCGTCAGGTAACTGAAGCCAAGCAACAGGTCAAGGTATTAGAAGCCAGAGCTAACCGCCTAACAGCGGAACGCGATAAGCTAAATGAACAAGTTCGTGCCTCAGCACAGGTTATTTCCGAAGGCACTGAAAAGGTAAGAAGCGAAAAGAAGAAGACAGTAGAGGGTAAGGGCGTTGTTGTTAACGATAAGAGCCGACAAGAAGTTGTCGTTCTTAAAGAAGCGGTAGCGACAGAAGAACCAACCAGAATTGATGAAGATACAACTTCTATTGAAGCTCAATGGCGCAAACTCGCTTACGATAATAAATAGAACCAATTTTTATAACTCTAAAGCTTGTTGCTGATAAGTTATAGAAATTAACAACTAAAAATAATTAAACAAAGGATAAAGAAATATTATGTCAAATTTTGGTACAGCCAAAGGGGAATTTTTACACGAAGGTGCCAAGTGCGAAAAAACTTGGGGCGACCGTGGTCTCCTGAACGACATTAAGGATAAGACAGTTCGTCAGAACACTGCCATCCTAATGGAAAATCAGGAACTATCATGCAACCTCAACGAATCTTCAAGCACGACCGCAGGCGATGTCGCTAACTTCAAACGTATTAGTATCCCCCTCGTTCGTCGTATTTTCCCACAGCTAATCGCTAACAAGATCGTTTCTGTTCAGCCATTACTCGGTCCAGTCGGTCTAGTTTATTACCTCCGCTTTCGCTATGCGACTGACAAGGGTGCTACACTAGGTGCGACTAACAAGTCTAGTTTCCCAACAGACGATGCTCTTTCACTACAACAGCTCTCAAGCGGTCTAGTAAATCTTGATATTTTCTATTCTAGCCAGACTGTCAGTCTTGAAACCGTCACCAACGCTGGTGGTACAACTACTCTTACTTACACTCTAAAGCACACGCCAATTCTTGCTGGAACTGAATCAGGTACTATCTACCAGGGTAGCACTGCCATTCAGACCTTCACCATTGATGCGTCGGGTACCTTTACTATTAGTTCTACGAGCAATTCACCAAACGTTACCGCTGGTAGCATCAATCTCACGACTGGTGCCATCACTCTAACTTGGTCAAGCGATCCTAGCACTAACAGCATCGTCGTCACTTACGACTATAACATGGAATGCAATACTGATCAGCCCGAAGTTAATCTAACGGTTGAACAGGAAACCATTACCGCCGTTACCCGTAAGCTACGCGCTGTCTGGAGCTTTGAAGCTCAACAGGACTTACGTTCACAGTATTCGCTAGATGCGGAACAGGAATTGACGACCGTTCTTGCTCAAGAAATCAATCTTGAAATTGACCGTGAAATCATCACCAACCTCCGTAACAACGC